ACGATCAAGGAACTGTTCAACTACTTCATGACCTTGCACCCCAAAGCAATACGCGGGGAGACATACGTGTACATCCCCGGATCTACCCGCATGCCCCTTTTGGTAGCCCATGCAGACACCGTGCATCGCGAACTGCCAAAGATGATTCTCCTTGACGAGAAAAAGGGGATTCTCTCCAGCCCTCAGGGCTTGGGAGCCGATGATCGTGCTGGTGTGTACGGCATCCTGTGTTTGCATGCATCTCTCGATCCGAAACCCGGGCTTCTTCTGTGCGACGAAGAGGAATCTGGTGGAATCGGAGCATATGACGCATCGTGGGATCTGGCTGACCAACTTCGGCCTTACCCGTTCATGATGGAACTAGACCGCAAGGGTTCCGGTGAGTGCGTATTCTACAACGATGAGAGCAAGGAGTTCATCTCCTACATCGAATCTTTTGGGTTCAAGGAAGATTATGGAATTTTCTCAGATGTCATGTTCTTAGGCGAAGGACTACGCAAGACCAGCGTGAACCTAAGTATCGGTTTCGACCACGCCCACACTCTTGGTGAGATTCTGGATCTTCGGTCGATGAACTACACGATCAAACACGCCAAGCGTATAATGCTCAACGTCCTGCACACCAAAGCCAACAAGCAAATCTCTTTCAAGTTACCCAAGCCTCCTATGAAATCGACTACTCACTATTCCTTCAACTCGGAGGATTCACGGGAGTGGGGCAACTTTCGAACTGACCCACGGGGTAGAGACTGGACCAGACAGAACGACAGTCCACCTCCAGATGTAGACGAATACATGGAAGACTCTTTTGGTTCCCGGGATGCTTGGGATCGCCAGAGCAGAACTTTCATGGGGAACAAACGAGTTTGTGAATCCTGCAGATCTCAAGCCGAAGTCAAATGGACTGATGCAACCTACGGCTATTTGTGCGCAGAATGCCATCAGGATTGGGACGAGAACATGAGAGAAGCCGAAGAGTTCAGGAAAAAAGCAAAGAAAACCACAGGTACCCCGCAAGGGGATATAACCTACCAAACCCCCGATTACGACAAGATTCGGAACGGTGAACAATCATGGGTTAAAGGGGCTGGGGTTCGTTCGGCTATCAGGGCTATCAACGGCGGCAAAAAGGAGATGATCGGATGAAAGGAACATGTTCTCGCCAACGAATGCTGATCAGGGCCTACATCGCGCGCCACAAGGAGACTACCTAATGTCAATAGAAACCTTGACAGCAGGGTGGTTCGACAAAATGCCCAAAGGTCTTAAACTATTACATATAGCAGCGAACATCGAATGTACTTCAGTCATGCACCACTTCAAAGAGCGGGACGTGGATGCGCTGACTTTCGATGACATGATCTCCAGCACCCAACGGATACTCATGACCGCCTACCGAAATCGAACACCTGAGGCCTCATGAGCAAAACCTGTGCAGAAGCCTTCGACAACCTGTCACCTCCATCAGTCCGGTTAGCCCTACTCCAACTCTTGGGGTTCACAGTGGACCCCAAGTACAACCTCTGGGAAGAGCGTGATTTGCGGTATGACTGTCTCCACTACGAGGTGCAAGAGGAATTACGAAAGTGTTATATCAAGGGTGATTGGAAGCACCCAGACACGATGAAGAAGATTCATCCCTGATAAGGTTAACCCTCACTAGTGCAGTAGAAAACATGCCTCAAAACCCATGAGAAAGGAGACTGATGACTGACCAAGAACGCCAATTGCTGTTAGAGCATGAAGGGGTCGAATTAGGTATCAAGAAATATCGGGATAACAAAGAAAAACGTCATCTGACTGACCTTTCTCCCGGTCTACGCCTAATGAAAATGGTAATCGAACCCTTTTGCGAAACTCTAACTGCATGGTGCGAAGAGGCCGACAAAGGCCATCCCACAGCAATGGGGAAAACTGTCCGATCCTTTCTCCAGCAATTTGAACCAGCCGAAGTTGCATTCCTGACCGGCAAACGTATCATCAACACTCTAGGTTTGAACAGCAACTCCTACCAAGCAATAGCAGTGTCTATTGCCGATATGCTCATCAACCACCTAGAGTACAAAGCCTTCAAAAGAATAGCCCCGGGGTACGTCTATGTAATAGAGACCGCGAACCGATGGGCCACAGAGTCCCATCGAAGGGCTACTCTTCTCCGTGCAAAACGGAAACTAGTTGGACGAGATGCGTTCGACATCGCAAGCAAAGTGCGAGTCGGTTCCAAGTGCATCGAGATCTTCATTGAATCGACTGGACTGGTTGAGAAATTACTGATCTCACATCCCCAGTCGAAGAAGGACAACTATCAACTCTGCGCGACTGCCGTGACGCAGGAGTGGATCGCCAAGGCACATGACGATTGTGAACTCCTGCAACCCATGTACTTCCCAATGATCGTGCCCCCTGTAGACTGGGATAGTCCAGTCGGTGGTGGATTCCTGACCAACCAAGTGACGTTTCAATTGCCGCTCATGAAAACTCGGGATACCCACGAACTGTTAGAACTGGGCAAACATCGCATGCCACAGGTTTACAGGGCGATCAACACAGTACAACAGACAGCATGGCGCATCAATCAGCGAGTGGCTGACACGCTTGCAGAAGTCTGGAATGTGGGCGGCAGGGCGGGACTTCCAGAGAGAGAACTCCCCGAAATCCCTGCAAAACCATGGCGAAAGGGGGAGCAACCCCCGAAGAAACAACTCTTAGCATGGAAGAAAATAGCCGCTGGTATCCACGAGACACACGCCAGAGAGAGGAGCAAACGAATTGCAGTCGAAATCAAATTGTTCATTGCTAGAAAAATGCGATCTGAGTCACGTATGTACTTTGTGTGGACCCTCGACTGGCGGGGACGGATGTATCCTGTTCAGCAATTCGTCAACCCACAAACCGACGACTCAGGCAGAGCACTGCTTGAATTTGCAGAAGGCAAAGTACTTGGCGAAGAAGGGGCTTTCTGGCTTGCGGTCCACGGAGCCAACACGTTCGGGTTCGATAAGACAAGTTTCGAAGAAAGGGTTGCGTGGGTCATAGACCATGAGCCAGAGATTACAGCATGCAATGACGACCCACTTGGCACTTTGTCATTCTGGGAACAAGCAGACGATCCGTTCCAATTCCTTGCATTCTGCTTCGAATGGGCGGGTTACAAAAAGGACAAAGATGCATTCGTTAGCCACCTTCCTGTCTCCTTTGACGGCTCTTGTAACGGCTTGCAGAACTTTTCTGCGATGCTTCTGGACGAAATCGGAGGTAAAGCGACCAACCTTCTACCGCAAGAGATACCGAGCGATATCTATGAAGAAGTGGCCCTCGTGCTTAGATCGAAGGTTGCTAAGGATATCGATTCAGGGGTAAAGGAAGCATTACCGTGGAAGGACAAGATCACGCGTAAGATTACCAAGCGTGGAGTAATGACCACGCCCTACGGAGTCACAAGGTACGGGCTCCGTAAGCAACTCCAGTACGAGTGCGAGAAGATAGACAAGAACTACCTTGGCGTCACAGAAGAGATTGGACTGTACTATGGGTACCTCTCCAATCACTTGTATGATGCCATAGGTGAGGTCGTTGTAGCCGCAAGGACTGCAATGGTGTGGCTACAGCAAGTAGCCGAGATTGCGTCCCAAGCGAACAAAGTGATCCGGTGGACTACCCCAGTCGGATTCACACCTTGCCAAGATTATCGTCGCCAGAAACTACTGCGTGTGGACACATTGCACGGAGGAATACGGGTACAACTGGGGTTATGGCAGAACACACCTAGAATAGATCGAAGACGGATGTTCTCAGGCATATCTCCTAACTTCGTCCATTCTCTCGATGCATCACATCTGATGCTCACCATCAATAAGTGTCGAGAAAATGGGCTACAAAATTTTAGTTGCGTTCACGACAGTTATGGTACTTTAGCGGCCGATGCCACTAAACTCGCCTATTACCTGAGAGAAGCATTCATAGAACAGTACGGGGCAGACGTACTGAAGAAGTTCCGCGAGGAGATCGCGAAACAAATCCCGGCATCCATGCGAGAAATGATCCCGCCGATGCCAAAGAAAGGAGGATTGGACCTTGAGAAAGTGCGCGAATCATGCTACTTCTTCGCTTAATCGTGCGCACGCCTTGTACATTTCGTACACGCACTGGGCAAATGACTGGACATTGGATTCAAACGACTATCTGTATGTCTCCAATAGTACAGGCATAGACCCGACTGAACTCGACGCTTGCTGGGACGACGGATGTTATCCTGATGGCGAAGAGATCATGGAACCTAACACAGTAACAGACGACTAGGAGGTCAATGTGGCAGTAGAAAAGAAAGCAAAACTGGCTCGGATCACGACTCCCAAGGGTGTTGCAAAGTACCCGTGGCTGTCGCGCCCCGACACACAGTTCAACACCGATGGGGTCTTCAAGGTGAACTTGCTGATTCCAGCGGCTGAGGCAGTGGGCCTGTGTGCAGTACTGGACAAGGCCGCAGATGAGGCACTGGTTTCCGCCAAGTCTCAAGCAAAAACTCCTCTTCAGGCCAAGGGTATGCTCCGCGCGGCTCCGTACGGACCGGCTCTTGACGATGCAGGGGAAGACACAGGTAACATCGAGTTCAAATTCAAAATGAACGCAAGGGTTACCTTCAGCGACGGAAAGACCCGGGACATGAAGCCCGCGTTTTTCGATGCTAAGGGGCTGGCCATGGACGAGTGCCCCAACGTGTACGGCGGGAGTGTGTTGCGTGTCAACTTCTCACCCGCTCCCTATTATGCCGCATCCAGCAAACAGGCTGGTGTATCGCTCCGCATCAACGCAGTTCAGATCGTAGAACTCGTGACCGGAGGGGGTGGGAGTGCAACTGGCTTCGGCTTTGCTGAAGAGGCCGATGGCTTCGACAGCAAGGCTGGTCAGTCCTCGGGTGGCGCCGGGGCATCAGAGGGATCGTCTGACTTCTAAAGATCGTGGGATCAGATACGGTTATAGAAGCGGCTTGGAGGAACGAGTGGGGCAGCAAATTGCTTCACTCGGTCTCCCAGTTTTATTCGAGACCGTAAAAATCAAGTTTGAGCAACCCCCTAAGGGCCGCTCATATACACCAGATTTTGCCCTGCCTAATGGGGTTCTGATTGAGACTAAAGGGAGACTTACAGTAGAAGATAGGCAAAAACATATCTGGATCAAGACACAACATCCAGAATTGGATATCCGCTTTGTCTTCTCTAACCCAAACAACCGTATCGCAAAAGGAAGTAACACTACCTATGCGGCATGGGCTGAAAAGAATGGCTTCCTGTTTAGTCGAGGGAGCATCCCTAGAGAATGGTTCAGGTAAAAACCTGTACCAAATGCAAAGGGAAAAAACCAATCACTGAATTTTCTAAAAACAGGGGAAAATCTAAAGATGATCTTCATCCTTGGTGCAAAACCTGTTTGCACGAAAGAGGCGCGGCAGCATATGCATATGGAGAGGCTTTCGCCTATAAATACTTAGGTGCAAAATGCGCATATCCGGGATGCGCCCAAGATGATTGGGATATGCTTCAGTGCCACCACGTAGGTCAACGAGATCATGGGATTACCCATCTCTATGATGCTACTGTGGCTAGATTAATAGCGGAGTTGAACAAATGTGTTCTTCTCTGTTCCAACCACCACAGCAAAACCCACGCACTACAAAAGAGGGCAGCAAATGAAGCACAGTACCAAAAGTTCCAAGTTATACCTTTCCCCGCAAAACATCGCAGTGTTAAAGCACCTTCGCGTTCACGGGGAATTAACTCCCCTGAGCGCCCACGTGAACTACGGAGTGGCGCGGCTTGCCGCTAGGGTCCACGAACTGAAGACCATGGGTGAACCCATCGTGACTACGATCAAGAAGGTGAACCACCACAAGTATGCCAGTTACTCCCTCTAAAGAACAGGGGGAGTTCCTCTATCACGAGCCCTGCCCTTGCGGCAGTAGCGATGGGCGTGGAGTCTACGATGACGGCCACACCTATTGCTTCGTGTGCAGGGAACACATTCAAGGAAAGGATGGGGGAGCAATCCCCCGTCCTACCATCTCACCAAGGAGAAACATGGATTTACTGCAGGGAGAGTTCCAACCTCTGCTGAAGAGAGGCATACGTGAAGACACCTGTAGAAAGTATGGGTATCAAGTGGGAATCGCTGGAGGGCGTCCAGTACAGATCGCACCTTATTACTGCGATGGAGACATGGTTGCACAGAAACTCCGATTCCCAAATAAAGACTTTGCGTTCGTCGGATCTCCCGCTGATTGCGGGCTTTTTGGTCAGAATCTGTGGAGACCCACCGGTAGGCGTATTGTAATTACCGAGGGTGAGATCGATGCGCTCTCAGTGGCGCAAGCCTTCAACCTCAAATGGCCTGTAGTGTCCGTACCTAATGGAGCACAAGGAGCCAAGAAATCGATTGCAAAAAATTTAGAGTGGCTAGAGGGTTACGAAGAAGTATGTATTGCATTCGATGATGACGAAGCCGGTAGGGCAGCCGCAAAGGAATGTGCGGCACTGTTCACTCCCGGTCGCGCAAAGATCGTGTCATGGGTACAGGGTTGCAAAGACGCCAACGACATGATCCAGCAGGGCAAAGAGGGGGAGATCGCGATTCGAATCTTCGAAGCGCAGCCCTTCCGTCCCGACGGCATCCTTGCAGGAACAGAACTCAAAGCAAAGATCGATGCCTTCCGTCTCGGTGGAGGAACCTACTTCTCCTATGATACATGCAGACCCAAGATGGATCTCATGACACGAGGTCTTCGCAAAGGCGAACTCGTGATGCTAACAGCAGGAACAGGCATCGGTAAATCTACAGAGGCTGCTGAACTTTCAAGTGATCTGTTGCTCAGGCATGGCTTGAGTGTTGGGTATGTAGCCTTGGAAGAGAACCCTCTGCGTACATCGCTCAGACAGATGAGTATCTATCTCAACAAACCACTCCACCTTGGACTGGGTGAAATCACAGAGGAACAATATGACGAGGCATTCACTAAGACTGTCGGTAATGGTCGCTTCTATCTCTACGATCATTTCGGTAGTCTGGACTCCGACAACCTTCTGTCCAAACTTAAGTTTCTTGCCAACGGCTGTGGCGTTGACTTCGTGGTGCTGGATCATATCTCAATTGCTGTTTCCGGAAGAGAAGACGGGGATGAACGACGAATTATAGATAACCTCATGACAAACCTGAGGTCACTCGTTGAGCAAACTGGTGTAGGAGTCATTGCCATCAGTCACCTCAAGAAGCCTCAGGGTGCATCCGCCACTCCGCATGAGGAAGGCGGGAGAGTCACACTCGATGACCTTCGCGGGTCTGCGTCCATCAAACAGTTGAGCGATACCATCATAGGTATCGAGCGCAACCAGCAGGACAAGGAAGAGTCCGACTACTGTACACTCAGGGTGCTCAAGTGTCGCTTCACGGGCGAGACTGGTATAGCCGACACCCTTCACTACAACCGGAAGACTGGACGACTCATAGCCGTGGAGCGTGAGCCGATTGCAGAGTTCCAACAGGAGATCTAATGGGCACATTCACCAAACACGCCCGTCGTCGTAGTCTGAAGAAGAAGTTAAACATGGCGGCTCAACTCCAAGGTTATCTACTGAATCGGATTCAGCAACTCAACCAACAGATCGCTGGTCCTACTATCGAGCAGAGAAATGCGGCGATGATCCAGAAGATCAAGGAGGTTACATGCGGAGTGTAACTCTCAAGAACGATGGTGTAGAGTGCACTGTCTCTGATGGTGGCGGGGATCTCACCATCTATACCTACGTTGATCTAATCAAGCAGTGCTTGGTAGGCGTAGGGTTCCACCCTGACAACGTGGACGATGTGTTCCACGACGAAGCAAGGTGGTCATTACCAAAGAAGGAGGACAGTTGCTAATCTTTGACTTGGAGACCGATGGTCTCCTGCCAGAAGTATCCGTGATCCACACCATCACTACATATGAGACTGAGAGAAATCTCTATG